GAGGAGCTGGCCGCGGAGAATGACCGGCTCGACGAGCTCGGGCTGGTGCTCGACAGCGACCCGCGCCGGGTCGCGCAGACGGGCAAGGCACAGGTCACCAAGGACACGGCAGACGCCGCCGCCGCCGGCGACGGCAGCAGCGACGGAGGGAAGCAATGACGGCAATGCGCAAGGTTGACGCGCCGGCGCAGGTCCGCGCCGGCGTCATCGCGCCGGCCGGCGGCAGCGATGCGGGCAAGCGGACGGCGTCCCTGGTCTGGACGACCGGCGCCGCGGTTCGCCGCTATTCGTGGTTCGCCGACGAGGTCTATGACGAGGTCCTGTCGCTCGACCCGGGCGCGGTCCGCCTCGACCGGCTGAACCACGGGGCGCCGCTGCTCGACTCCCACGCGGCCTACCGCCTCGAGGGCGTGCTCGGTGTCGTCGAGCCGGGCACGGCCGCGGTCGCCAATGGCGAGGGTCGCGCCACCGTTCGATTCAGCGAGCGCGACGAGGTCGCGCCGATCTTCGCCGACGTGCAGGCGGGCATCATCCGCAACGTCTCGGTCGGCTATCGCGTCTTGAAATATGAGCGGACGCCGCCGGTCAATCCCGGCGACGTCGCCGTCTATAAGGCCGTGGACTGGGAGCCCTACGAGATCTCCCTCTGCGCGGTCGGAGCCGACGCGGGTGCAGGGGTCCGCGCCAGGTCGGGGGCCGCGCAGGCCGCGACCAATCCCTGCGAGATCGTCGATGTCAACCGGGCAGGCGCCCGCAACCAGGAGGTCACCTTGACCGAGGAAGAGAAGAAGGCGGCCGGGCCCGCCGCGGCGGCCGGCCAGCCGGCGAACGCCGTTCGCACCAACGATGCCACGAGCAGCACCAGCGCTGCCACCGCCACCCCGGCGATCGCCGCCGAGGAGCGCGCCAGGATCGAGGCCGACGCGGCCAGGGCCGAGCGCGCCCGCCAGGCGGAGATCCGCTCGATCGCGCGCGTCGCCAAGATCGGCGAGGCCGAAATCGAGAGGGCGATCGCCGAGGGAACCTCGGTGCAGGCCTTCCGTGACGCGGCCTGGGCCGCGCTCGCGGCCCGCAGCAACGAGGGGGGTGAGGTGCGCACCCACGTCCGCGTCCTCAACGACGAGCGCGGCGCCATGCTGGCCCGTGTCGAGAACGCGATCATGCATCGCTGCTCGCCGCAGCTCGTCAAGCTCGAGGACGGTGCCCGCGAGTTCCGCTCGCTCACCATGCTCGAGCTGGCGCGCGACCTGCTCGACCGCCGTGGCGTCAAGACCCGCGGCCTCGGCCGCTTCGAGCTGGCTGGCCTGGCGCTCGGCCTGGACGGCCAGGCCGGCATCATCGGCCGCGCCGGCCTCGAGGGCACCAGCGACCTCGCCAACGTGCTGGCCAATGTCATGAACAAGACCCTGCGGCGCCAGTACGAGGGCACCCCGCGGACCTTCGTCGCCTGGGCCGGGCAGAGCACCAACCCGGACTTCAAGACGATCACCCGGACGCTGCTGTCCGGCGCGCCGAGCCTGCTGCAGGTGAACGAGTCGGGCGAATACAAGCGCGGCGCGGTCACCGACGGCAAGGAGACGTACGCGCTGGCCACCTATGGCCGCGTGGTGGCGTTCTCGCGCCAGGCGCTGATCAACGACGACCTCTCCGCGCTGTCGCGGCTCCCTTCGCTCATGGGCCGGGCAGCGGCGGACCTCGAGTCCGACACCGTCTATGCCGTGCTCACCGGCAACGCCGCCCTGGCCGACAGCATCGCGCTGTTCCACGCCAGCCACGCCAATCTGGCCGGCGCGGGCGCGGTAATCTCGGTGACCAGCCTCGGCGCGGCCCGGGCCGCCATGCGGCTGCAGACCGGCCTCGAGGGCCGGCTCATCAACCTGGTGCCGGAATACCTGATCGTGCCGGCGGCGCTCGAGCAGGTGGCCTACCAGTACACCAGCGGCAACTACGTCCCGGCGCAGCCGTCCAACACCAACGAGTTCCGGGCCGGCGGCAAGACCGCGCTCACGCCGGTGGTCGAGCCGCGCCTCGACGCCAACTCGACCACCGCCTACTACCTGGCGGCCGGGACTGGCCAGATCGACACCATCGAGTACTGCTATCTCGAGGGCAACGAGGGCGTCTACACGGAGTCCCGCGTCGGCTTCGACGTCGACGGCGTCGAGATGAAGGTGAGGCATGACTTCGCCGCCAAGGCGCTCGACTTCCGCGGCCTCTACAAGCAGCCCGGCGCCTAGCCCGGGGACGTAACCGTCCCGCGGCCAGGTCGGCTCGAGCGGGAGGAAATCGACGAAGGGGCGGCCTCGGGGCCGCCCTTCGTCTTTCAGGGATTCGATCGATGAAGAACTACGTGCAGCCGGGCGAGACGATCACCGTCACCGCCCCCTATGCGGTGTCCTCGGGCGGCGGCGTGCTGGTCGGGAACATCTTCGGCGTCGCCACAAACGATGCGGCCAACGGCGCCAGCGTCGAGATCATCACCGAGGGGGTGGTCGACATCGTCAAGGCCAGCGGCGCGGTCACCCAGGGCCAGCTCATGTTCTGGGACAACAGCGCCAAGGTGGTCACGACCGTCAATGGCGGCGGCAACATGCCGGTGGGCGTGGCGACCCAGGCGCAGAACAGCGGCGACGCCAATGCGCGCGTGCTGCTCAGCGAGGGCATCCGGGCGCTCGGCCCGAGCAAGATGCTCTTCGGCACCGCGACCCTCGACTTCCCGTCGACCGGCGCGGCCGGCACCCAGGACCTCACCATCACCGTCACCGGCGCGGCGGTCGGCGACATGGTGCTCTGCAGCCTGCCCTCGGCGATCAACGCCGGCCTGGTGTTCAATGCCTTCGTCTCGGCGGCGGATACGGTGAAGATCCGGTGCCAGAACATCACCGCCGGCGCGCTCGACCCGGCGAGCGCGACGTTCAACGTCGCCGTGCTCAAGTTCTAGCCGGAGAGGCCGGGCGGGGCGAACGGCGTTCGCCCGCCCGGCCATCGCCATGGTCGATTTCTCGCGCATGCTCGACAGCCAGTTCGTGACCTTCGGCGAGGCCGCGACCTATGCGCCCGCCGCCGGGGGCTCGACCGCCGTCATCGTGATCCGCAGGCGGCCGGACGTCGAGGTCGACGCCTACCAGGCCAAGGTGGTGCGGCCGACCACGGTGTTCGAGCTGCGCGGCGCGCAGATCGCCGCGCCCGCCGCCGGCGACGTCATCACCCTCGCCGGCAGCGGCGAGGCGTTTCGCGTCCAGGGCAAGCCCGAGCGCCGCGACGCGCTCGGCCTGATCTGGACGCTCGACACGGTGCCGGCATGAGGCTCGTCGCCGCCCTCACCGGAGATCTGGCCAAGATCCTCGAGGCCGAGCGCAAGGCCGGCGAGGTCGCGGTCACCGCCGCGGTGCGCACCGCCGGGACCGGGCTCAAGCTCGAGCTGCGCCGCCAGGTGGTCTCCGCCGGGCTCGGGCAGCGGCTGGCCAATGCCTGGCAGCAGAGCAACTATCCGCCGGCGCAGCCGAGCCTGGGGGCGGCCGCGCTGGTGCGCAGCAAGGCGCCGAAGATCTTCGCGGCCTTCGACGCCGGCGTAGTCATCCGGCGCAACGGCCGCCGCTGGCTCGCCATTCCGACCGACAACGTGCCGCGCAAGGTCGGCGCCCGCGGCGGCGCCGGCAGGATGAGCCCGGTCGACGTCGAGGCGGCGTTCAACGCCGAGCTGCGCTTCGTCGAGCCGCGCGGCGGCAAGCGCTCGGCGCTGCTGGTGCTCGATCAGGCGACCCTGTCGGTGAGCCGCAAGACGGGCAAGGTGCGCGGCGTCCGGCGCGCCACCAAGGGCCGCTCGGCCCGCGGCAAGGTGTCGGTGGTGATGTTCGTCCTGGTGCCGCAGGTGCGGCTGCGCAAGCGGCTCGACGTCGAGGGCGCCGGCCAGCGCTGGCTCGACCGCCTGCCCGGCATGATCGTCGAGGCCTGGGGGGCGGCGCAGGAATGATCACGAAGCGCGAGCAGGTCCTCGGCGCGCTACTGACGGCGCTGCAGGGCATCGCCGGCCCCACGGTCGAGCGCAACCTCGACCTGCCCGACGAGCTGCCGGCGGGCGGGCTGCTGGTGCTGCGCGACGGGACCGGCCAGGTGGTCGACACCGTGCTCAGCCCGCTGACCTACCTGCACGAGCTGACCGCCGAGGTCGAGGTCATCGTCGCCGGCGCGGACGCCGCCACGCGCGACGCGGCGCTCGACGCGCTGCTCGCCGCCGTCGACGCGGCGATCGCCGCCGACCGCACGCTCGGCGGCCTGGCCGACTGGGCGGAGCCGGCGCCGCCGGACACCGAGGGGCTCGCCACCGAGGGAGCGCCCGGCATCAAGGCCGCCTTGGTGCCGATCGTCGTCAACTATGCCAGCGCGAGCGCGCTCGGCTGATCGAGGAGGTCGTACATGGGACGTGCCTATGGCAGCCGGGCGCAATTGCTCGGCAAGACGGAGTCGGTCTACGGCACCGCGCCGTCCGGCAACTGGGCGAAGCTCGGCTTCATCTCCAGCAATCTCGGCTCCGAGCAGGGGCTGATCGCCAGCGAGGTGCTGGGCTATGGCCGCGACCCGATCTCGCCGTTCCAGGACGTGATCAACGACGGCGGCGACATCGTCATCCCGGTCGACGTGCGCAACATCGGGTTCTGGCTCACCGGGCTGCTCGGCCTGGCGACCGACACCGGCGCGTCCGACCCCTACACGCACACCTTCTCCTCGGGCGGCGCCAGCCTGCCGAGCCGGGCGCTCGAGATCGGCATGCCAGAGGTCCCGGCCTACTTCGTCCACACCGGCGTTCTCGTGGGCTCGATGGCGTTCAGCTTCGCCCGCTCGGGCGCGGCGCAGTGCACG